AGCTCTCAAAAAGAATCTCCATTTTCTCCATCGGCAAACTTACGTCAGCCATGATGATGTGGGTATCCGGGGCCAGAATATAGCGCGTTCCGTTTATGGTCAGCGCACCGCCTTGGCTCTCGAATATTTCAATGTCAAATTGCTCATTGTAATGATAACCCACCAGCGTTGCCTTGGGGTATTTTTCTTTGATGATGCGACCGGAGGCGATGCCGTCCAAATCCCTACTGTGGTAAATACCGATTACCTGATTCAAGTTGTTTGATTTTGCGTTCAAGATACCATTGCGCTTTCTTCAAGTCTTCCAGTTCGTTGTTCTTTTTTCCGGCTCGTGCAGTGTATTTTATTACGTTAGACAAATGAAAGCCCAAATCCCAAGCCTCGATAACATTAATTACTTCGTATGTTCCTGATCCGTAGTGAGGTGGGTGGTTTACTTTGTCGTCGAACACGATCCTTCCGTTACCCTTGTTAACAAAAGACTCGCCAACCCTTACTATAAAATTCATTAGCTGTAAGTTAAATCTTTCGTTTGAGCCGGAGACAACGGCTATCGCATCAGTGGCTCCGAAGAAATCCATGACCTCATCAATGTTGTTGCCGTCGTAGGTTATTCGATCCATAGCACATTGTCTTCTTTAGTATACTTAACGCTTGACTGAAAATCAATCCCAACTCCACCTACGAATAAAACCTTGCGGCCTTTCCAGCGACCCCGGATAACTCTGCCTTCGCCTTCCTCTGTGCCGAGTTCACTCGTTTGGATAAGAACGTAATCATTCCACATTTTATTGTGGAGCATCTTGGACGTAAAGCTATTTCTGGTAGACTCACTCATTACAATCTTGTCAATGGGAACCAAAATCTTCCCATTGACAATAATAGGATCAAGAGTGACGGGAAATTCAAACCAATATCTTACTCCATTCTTAACCCCTGAGCAAGTGGTGTTGAATTGGTAGTCACCTACGGTATCGAATCCGTGATGTTTATCCGGGTCTTGGGTTAGAGTTATATGTGTTCGTCGCACAAGATTTGATCTTGGTTAAAAATATGAAACTCCTTTCCTTCTAAGGTATGACACTTTCCGCCTCTGGGTACGAGAACCCGGCTACCTTTTTTAAAAGGAAAAGGATGTTTGCCAAACCACCAAAGGAAAATCTCCCACCAGAAGTACATCTTAAGTTGTGGACGGCCAATAGATATGACCGTCCCGAAGGTGTCTTGAGTCTCCTCTGAGAGTTCAACGCCGTCGTATTCATCTACGGCGATTTTTTGAATCATTATTTTGCCGGGGGCTATCATGCGAGTTTGAATTTTTCGTGAAAGCGCTCATCTGAGTAGACATGCAAAGCTTCTGAGTTATCGGGGCTTAAAACCCAGTCTCCGCATTCAACGTCTTCACTCCACCCCGAGTCATAGTCTCCTTCGTGCCAAGCTGTAACTTCATCGCCATCTACATCACATCCAAATTCCTCTATTTCGGCTTGGTTATCTCCAGTGAACTGAATGCATTCGCCTTCTCGTAGAATCCACCCAGTCATATTTGTTTGCTCGAATCTCATATCACGTGCAATATTTCAACAAAGTTAATCAATATATTCAAATGTTTGAAATTATTTTTTTATCTTTACACCATGAAGTTGACATTGAAAATAAAACTTTTGCCAACCAATGAGCAAGCTGAATTGCTTCTTGATACAATCAAGCAAGCAAACATTGCTTGTAATGTCATTTCTGACGTAGCATGGGGGCAAAGAATTTTCAATCAATTCAAACTTCACAATGCTTGCTATCATTCGGTCAAAGAATCTACCAATCTTTCGGCTCAAGCAGTAGTACGCTGCATATCCAAGGTGGCAGACTCCTACAAAATTGATAAAAAAACAAAGAGGCGTTTTAGAGAGCTTGGCGGGATAACATACGATAGCCGAATTCTCAGCTTCAAACATGATGAAATTTCCATTTGGTGTATCGGCGGTCGTCAAAAAATACCATTTGTTTGCCATAACTCCAAGTACCTTCCCTATATTAAAGGAGAGGCTGACTTGGTTTATAAGAAAGGCAAATTCTATCTTTTCCAATGCGTAGAAGTGCCAGAGGAGGACGTCACCGATGTTGAAGAATTTATAGGCGTTGATTTTGGCCTTAACGACATTGCAACGACTTCTGACGGAATTAGTCATTCTGCCGCCTGGCTTAATCAATATCGAGAAAAAAGACAACAAATTCGATCTTCCTTGCAAAGCAAAGGCACTCGCGGAGCGAGAAAACTGCTTAAACGGCTTTCTGGAAGAGAACGAACAACGGCCACCATTGTTAACCACACGATCTCTAAGTCTATCGTAAAAACCGCGAAAGAACAAGGGAAGGGAATTGCTATTGAAGATTTGACTGGAATTAGGCTCAACTCCAAAAGGAGAAGTAAAAAATTCAAGACAAAACTTGGAAAATGGTCGTTCCGCCAGCTTCGTTCTTTTATGGAATATAAGGCCAAAAGAGATGGGGTTAAACTGGCTGTCGTAAACCCTGCGTACACCTCGAAGACTTGTTCTTCTTGTCATCACATTGGAGACAGAAAGAACAAGTCTTTTAAGTGCAAAAACTGCGGACACAATGAAGATGCTGACATTAATGCCAGCAAAAACATTGCTACGCTTGGGGGCATCATAAACTGCCCCGAAAGATGCGATATGTATAGTTGTGCTGTGCATTATTGATGTCTAAAGCCAAGTTTATTATACCTTTGACTTTGGCAGCTTATATCACATATTTTGATTGAATAATCTCCAGCGCCACACTTGTTGCGGTGGTTAGCGCGGCTTTAATAACGTTGGCTGAGTCCCAGACTTCAGTTTCGATAAACTCGCCGTTTTCACGAATCTTGGCATAAGGCGCTTTGAGGGCTTCCTGAAAAACCCCCGTGAACTCTCTCGACAGCTTAAGGGTTGTGTCTCCGCCTCCTGGAATTACCCCTTCAAAAGCCGAAAGTGTCCCTTGAACGGAGTCTTCGATTCTAAACTTAATCGCCTCCATTTCGGCGTTGCTTTTCCCGCCGATGGTGATAACTCCAACTCCTTTGGTAAATTGGGCCTTGCGCTCGGCTGGCATATCTTCTCTGGCGACGCCCTCCTTAAAGGTGAAGTGTACGTATCCGGGCGCGAGAACTGCGCGCTCTGCCTGGCCAACGTCGGTTAATTCTAACTTTACATTTTTGTTGTTGTCTCTTTTGAGGTTGGCCCCGAAATAAGCCTTTGCTCCGGTCATTGCACCGAGGTCGTTTAAAACTTCAACGCGGTCGTCTTTGGGAGCCATACAGACAAAAATATTCAAATTGGGATTGTTGATAAACGTTCCGAGGGCTTGTTTGACGATTAGTGACCCGATAATAAGGAGGGGCTTTGGGAGGGCGGTTTGTTTGTCGCCTTGAAAGCAGTCCGGGTTTAATTTTCTTTGGAGATTAACAATGGGAGTGATTTGAGGGTGAGATTCGATGTTGTCCTCTAAAATTAGGATGTTTGGCTCTTCGAGAGAAAGGGTGGACTTTCCGGGGTAAAAAAGCGGCGTACATCCACCAGTAAGAGAAAATCCTTTTCTGATTTCAGCCCTTGTTTCTGTACCGTAGATGGCCTGAACGAAGGCATCTTTCCCGAGCGTCCAAAGAAGCTCTCCGATCATTGTGCCTAAAACTTGGTCGTTGTTGGCGCTGGAGATGGCGACGTTGATTAGTTGTTCTTTTGTTGGAGTGACTTTAAGCTCATCAATCATCTTAACCGCCTTCTCGCAGTCAGTCTTGATTGAGGTGTCGCCGTCAATTAGGATGGAAAGGAACAAAGCACAGTGGGTAGTGCCATCTCCAACTTGATTGACAGTGGACTGGCAGGCGTCGTACAAAATATTAGACGCTGTATCTCCGTGTCTTTGTTTCAAAAGCCCAACAACGGTGTACCCGTCTCGAGTAGCCGTGCCTGATTGATATTTCACACCGTTGATTTCGGTGTCTTTTTTGAAGATGACTTTCGCTCCGGCTGGCCCCATCGTTGAGGTGACAATACTGGCGTAGTCTTTAAGTTTTTTTGTTGTTTCTTGCATTGCCGTCGAACTTAAAAAGCTCGTATTTTTCGATGATAAAAATTAGTTTACTTGGATACTTTGGATTTGTAGCGTACCACCTTAGAGATTTAGCCCAAATTTTGTAATCTCCGGTTACTTTTCGTCTTTTTAGAAGACGATTATTATACTCAAATGACTCTTTGTAGGACTTAAATACCCTGAACTTCTCTTTGGGTTTGTCGTCGTACAAAAGTACAAAATCGTCGCAGTTTGTAAAGCATTTTACTCCGTGTAAATTTAAACTTTTTGCGAGTTCTGACTTTCCCCACCCGCTTTCGAGGATAGCCTGGGCGATTTTTATTGAAGTTGGAACCTCATTAGGTTCTATGTTCCTAAGACAAAACTCTATGAAATGAGCTTGTTCAGATTTGAGTTGAAGGGTTTGGACTGGGAAAGTATATGGGGTTAGCGCCCCGATAAACAATAATAAATTCATGATTTTTGCTTTCGTGAAGAAATGCCTCGAATTTGGAATAAGAGGCTGAGTAGGTCGGTTTGGTATTGCTTTACTTCTACCATTTTAGACCCGTACTTAGTGGTGTAGGCTTGTTTACCCGGGTCGGCTAATTCTCCGATAGGGACATAAACCTCCTCGGCCCCGATGGATGACCCGTCATATGTAACGGCGTTTACTGGAACCCTGGTATTAAGACCTATTTTGGACTTGCCTTTGTTTAGCATAAGCTTTAGCACTTGATGTTGTTACATAATAGCCTTTTGGCTCTGTTGCGCATTTTTTGATCTCTAACGATCCGTCTCTTTTTACGATATAATAAGTTTGCATAAAAACGAGATTAAAATGATTAAAAAGCCGAAAGATATAAAGAAAACTGTTATGGTGGACTTTTTATTGTATCCGGGCATAACAAACTCTGCCTTGCGATCCATTATAAAAGCCCTGTTTTCTTCCCTCCAACGTTCGTTTTGTTTGAAAAGCTTCTGTTGGAAGTACATGGAGATTAGGGTGATTGCGATTCCAATTAGCATGCTTCGTTTAAGATTTTATCCAAATCATTGAAATAGATATAAGTGCTGCTGCTTTCGCTTAATGCCTTTGCCCTTTCGATTATTCGTTCGAGGTGAGCTATCCGGGCATTACGCTCCCCGACTTCGACGCCCCATTCTTTCCTGATTTGATTGTTCTCGTCTCTGAGGTCTTTAGTGTAACGCCGGAGCTTTAGAATCTTTCGGTTCCTGTCTTCGTACTCCTCTTTAAGGCATTCTATGTCCTTTTCAGAATATTCGAGAACCCGGATAACCTCAAGGGCCTCCTCTGGGCCAAGCATTATACCTACTCGGTCGTCAAACTCCTGTTTTAAGAAACTCAGTATATCTTTCACGGTTTACACGTTTTGTGCTTCAAGAGTCATCACTCCGACTAACGTCGGCAGTTCGTCTTGAATTTCAGTATCCAACCTGGATACCGTTTTGATTGCAAAATTGCGAATATTCTCTTGCTCGTAATTGGTTCTTTTGAACTCTCCGTACCATTCAAGGTTATTATCCGGGGCTTCTTCTTTATTCCCATCGTAGTTAAGCGTTGCGCATTGCGGGTTTTGTGGCCGGTACACGACAGCCTTATTTGGTGACGCCCCGATAAACGAAAGTTCAGACACAGCAAGCATTTGTTCTGCATTTATCCGGGCGACCTGTTCGGCGTGTTCCCTATTGACTATCTCGTAGGCGTATCCCGTGAATTCAAGCTTTGTCATGGAAAGACATCCTTCATGGATGAAGTTAGCGGAAGTTCCTTGATTTTGATTAGTTTTTCATTGATAGCCTCGATGTCGGAGTTTAGATCATCTATGTGTTCGGTTGCTTTATCTAGAGAGCTTTGCAAAACGACTGCGTGTTTAGCCGCGAGATCAAGTGCATCGGCTGAAATGTATTGTTCGTGAAACTCCTCGTCTGAAAGAACGTGGCAGATTGTCTGCCAGTCGTCATACTCGACAACAAGCCATTCTCCCGGAGATATTAATCTCCCGCCCACCATCATTACCTTGGACGCTACCGTTGGAATGTTGCGAGAATCTGCGAAATCCCGGATAACCTCAATAGAGGTATACTGAATAGCGTCGAATTGTTCTTTACTCAATACTTTCATAGCTTATTTATAATTGATTGTTTTATCCGGGCGCTTCGCTCTGTCCTCTCACTCAAACGAAGGTCAGCCTGGGCAATGAAATCTTTTTCTTCTTGGGTAAACATTTTATTATGAAGCTCATCCACCTTCTCGTCTAATTCAAAAACAAGACTATTTACCCCGTATTTCACTGCGTCATTAAAGGCGTCGGCTGAGATGTAGCGTTCGTGGAATTGGTCGTCGGTTAATACTTCAACCCCGTCTGTTTGGAAACTCCAGGACATAATAAGCCAGTCATCGTTGTAGATAATCACATCATAGTAGTAGTTAGATTTCAAAACTATGAACGCAAGAAACTCCACTACCTCGACTGGCCTTCGTATAAAATCAGAGTAAGCTTTAACAGTCTCCTCTGTATTCTTGTGCTGAATACACTCAAATGTTTGTTTGCGAATTGCTTTCATAAAATCTCATTTAAGGCGTGATATGCCTCGTGAAATGAATCGAAATATTGAACTGTCTCATAAGACCACTTTCTGTGAACCAGGTAAAGAATCCGATGGTTAGGTTTCTTGCTTACGACAAAACTCCCGGCCATTTGCTCTATGGTGTATCCGGGGACTTGAGGTTGCAGGAATCGGACGCGAAGCTCCTCTTTAAGATCAGATGGCAGGTAGTCGCATATTCCGTCGAAGAGTTGATGGTTTGTCATTTGCTTTTATCTTCCTGTTAAGTTAAAAAGGTCTTCGTCGTGATCTCTTTTCATCTCCTCAATTGCGCACATGTAGTAAGGTTCTCGGGAGAACCAAAAGCCTTTGTGGATATTTGAATACTTTTCTACCCGGGCCTCAAGCTCTGAGACGCTGGCCTCTAATTGCTTGACCTCCTCTTTTCTTCTCCAAACTTCCTTGGTAAGCTCCTCGGGGTCTTTTTGGGCCTTTAGGGCGGAAAGATCGGATTCAAGTCCCCGGATAACCTTAGACAGCTCTGAAATCTTGTCATCTTTGGCTTTTAGGTGGATTAAAAACTGCTCCTGATAAGCATTAAACACCTGGCGCTCCTCCGTTAACTCAAATATGGTGTTCCGTAAACCATTAATAAGGTTATCTCTCTCAAGGACTTGTTTTGTGAAGTCTTGGAAAAGATCGTTTTTAATTTTTAAGGCGTTATCGAGGTCTACCTGGAGTTTTTCAACTTGGTAACTCAGTTCTTTCTTTGTCATAAGTCAAAAATTGAAATGATGGTCGTTGCGTCCTCCGAAATGTATCTACATTTTTTTTCAGCTTCCTTCCTGGAGTAAACGTGCGCATTCTCCTCGTCACAACCGTTCATAGGCGAAAGATAATACCCGTCGTCACATTTGATAACAACAGGGTCGAATCTTTCGATGAACTGGAGAAGGAGGTCTTTGTGAATCCCGGATAAACATAGATACCCGTCTTCGTCAACAAATTTTGGATTTAAGTCTTTCATAAGAACGTTATAAAAGTTTATTGCCTCTAAGGCAGAATCTCCTTGTCTGCCGTTTCGCTGGCAATCCCGAGGTAGGTTTTCGATCTTAATGTCGACCTGTCGTCTGATGGGCCAAGTTTGTTTTGACCAGATGGAGTTTGGTTATCCCATAGGGGCTTTGCTGCCCCGCAGCAGCCATATTTGCCAAGTGACTCCTCGAAGACGTTTCCGCACTTACAACGATAATGAGTAAACTCAGCAATTTTAGTCTCCGTTAAAAGCGGAAGTCCTTTAAGCCATAAACAAGTGGCCTTTGACTCTGGATGTCCGAACTGCCAAGGTTGAATGATTTGGTCGGGCTTACGAAAGTGCTGTAGTTTCTACTAACGCTGGTTCAAGTGCTCCAGAAGGACTAATGAACGGAATCAGTGCTGGGGCTGGGGGTGTTGCTGGTGTTGGGGCTGGTGGTAGCTTTGGCAGATTCAACCATTTTCGGACTTCATCGACTGTATACCATCCCTTATCGATGCCAATTCCCCATACTTCATGTTGCGTTTTTTGTGTCCATTTGCACAACACTTTCACGCACGAATTCGGGATAATAAGTCTGCCGTTCGCCAATGGGAAAACACTTTCGACTCAATTCGGTTTCAATTTTGCGAAGCCAAGGGTTCAAAGAAAACTGTAAGAAATTTCTCGTTTGTGCCTCAGCATTATTCCACGTTGCTCTGCCGTATTCATACAGAAAAATTGGATCGACTCCGACCCATCTACAGATTTCGTAAATTTGATGTTGGCGTGTTTCGACATATTGTCCAGCTTCGTTTGAAACCTCGAAGGGCTGGAATTCGATGCCTTCTTCGAGTACTGGAACTTTCCCCGTGTTTTGAACGCCTTGATACGAATTTGACCAAGCTTTTCTTAGGTTTTCTCGAGCGGTTTCAGACAATTGCCCTGCCGTTTTAATCACACCGCCAACTTTGCAACTATTGCCGAAATAAGCACTTCCGAATTGATCAAGTGCAAGACTGAAACCTAAACTTTCTCGAGCCAATTTGACTAATTTGTAGCCTTCCGAACCATCTGGACTTGCCCCACGAATGTGAAGAATTTCAGATGAA